TGCCATAGTTAATCCTTAGAAAAGCCCCACCAGTCCCGAAGGACGGTGGGGAGCTATTTCTTCTATTAGTCCTGTACTACTGCAGGGTTAAGGCGCTGTTGGTGTGAGCCATTGCGGAATGTTTCCTCAATGACGTTTGAACCATAATCGCCAAAGCCAGCAGAAGCAAACTCTTGAAGATTACTTGGCGCTTCTACCCATGCTGCTGAACCTACGTGAGCACGCTCACGCATTGTTTCTTCAGCTGTCTTTGTAGTAACAACTGCATTTCGATTTGTACGGCCTGCAGCAGGAATGTATCCCTGTGCGGCGCCTGTTGAGAATTCTTGCGGAACATCTGTATCAGTTGCGATTCCCTCTTCAAAACGAAGTGGTCCGCGCTGTCCTGGCATAGCGCCAGCCATCTTGCGGTCGTAAACTGTACCCGGACGTTCTGGGAAATTTGGTGCTGGTGAAATTGTCATAGTTATAACTCCTTGTAGAAGGTTGAGGCCTCAGGTAAAAGTGTGCTACTTATTTAAGTTAAATACTGCCTAAAGTGAAAATTATCTATAAAAAGGTGAAGAAGAGACTTCTACCGAAGGCATCGTTAAATCCATAGTTAAACAGACAGCAATGGCCAAACTATCCGCGTAGTCGTCGTGGGCGTGAGCCTCAGCTGGGGCGTGGGCTAAGAAGTTTGGGCCCTGGAATTTTGTCTCAAGGTCTGTCATTTGTTGGTAAAAGCGTTTCCAAGTTCTAAGGCGTCTAGTCTTAGCATGTGCAGGCCAGCCAACCATACGTCGGTCAATCAAAGCTTTAAGGTGCTTCCAACGTTTAGACTGTTCTTGTTGACTACTTCCTATCGAGTGAACCTCTGCTCCCGGGAGTAAAAGCTTAAGCCGTTGGGCTACTGCATCACCAACTCCGTTAGCATCTACACCTACCGCTAAAACATCGTAAGAGCCAAGAAAGTTTACAATTTGAAAATACTGGTCTTCCCAGTCGTCGCCTTGAATTTCTAACCAGTTAAGCACTCGGTGGTCGTAATAACCAAACTCATCTGGCCTATCCCAGTCAACCCATACAACGGTTACAACTGTTGAGTCTAGTTTACGTGCGGGATCGATCCCCACAACTACTGGAGTTCTGTGCCATGCCCTAACAGTTTCCTGAGAAGTATCTCCGAGCTCATCCATAATCGTGGAGGTAACAAACATGCCGCGTTCTAGTAGCCATTTACAGTTGTACGACATCTGGAACTCATCAGAGTCCTCACCAATTCGTAACATTTCTTTTTTCATAAACTTGCCGTAGTTAAGGTTTACTTTAGATACATCTTTGTAATCCCACTGGAAATGATTTTGTCTTGAGGCTCTGCCTGTCTGTCTACGCTTGTTTAACTGAATAGAGCGATAAAAGTTATTCTTGTGCGTAGTAGGCGTGCCTGTCTTTACCATCGTTCCTGAGTAGTACGCGAGCATAGGGGAGATTGATTTAGAGACTACAAAGTCATCTGCTTCTTGACACTCGTCAATAACAATAAGATGGAAAGACTTAGACTCAATCTTTGCACGTGGGTTAGCTGTCATCATCATCAGGCTACTACCTGAGTTCTTAAGCCTAATTTGACGCGTTACTCCAGGGACTTTACCAAGAGAGTCATCAATCTCTGGGTCACCTAAAATCTCTAACGCACGCTCAGAAGTTAAACGATTTACGGTTCTACCAAAAAGGGTTTCTACCTGGCCTTCAACTGGGGCAAACATACCAATCCAAATTCCATCTTTAAACTGACCTAATAAATCTGGGTACATCTTTGCAAGTCTAGGTAGCAACACCATTAACGTGGCTACTGTGTTAGCGATTGTTTCTGATTTACCCGACTGACGTGCAGCAAGCGCTGTAACTTCTTCACCGTCGTTAATGATTACAGATTCAATTATGCGTTTAGCAAGCGGTAGCTGATAAGGGTGTAACTCATGCCCGACTAATGCGTTCATAAATTGAATTGTTTTTTCTACCATTTTACGAACAAACTCTTTAGAGAGTTCGTCTAACTCTTCTTCCTCTTCTTCAAGGAGTTCGTCTTCACCCTCTAAAAGGTATTCTTCCTCGTCTAAAAATTCTAACTCGCTCATATGTTCCTTAGTCTAGTAAAAAACATGAAACCCTGGTAGGTATACCAGGGTTCACGTTGCCACACACGGGAGAGAAGGAAGAGAGGCAAGATAATTGTAGCGGAAATGTCGACATGTCGTTTTACACGATTGTTTTAGAAGTTCTAGAGTGCAACTCGTTAAGAACAGCATGAAGGGCTTCTGCCCCAGTTAACGCCTCTTCTAAGGCTGCTAAGTCACGATTCCTAGAGTAAACGCTCATACAACGACCTAACTCATAAGTTGACTGCTCAACCCACATCTCAAGTTCTCCTGTAGGTATTTTTTTTACTCGTTTTGCAATTTTTTCTGAGAAAGGCTTGTCCCACGGGGTTTTCTTTTTAAACACGCCAGTCACCTATCTCTTCGGTATTAAGTTCCATGTCTCTAAGGCCTAATGCTTTAGCAATCATATCATCAGCATCTTCATCAAATACAAAACCCTCAGATCGTTTCCATAACCCCAACACAAACCCAGGCTTAGTAAAAGGCACACGAAATACTAAACATACCTTGCTTTGTCTAAACGGGTGCTCTGTTTCCTGAGTCCAACCTTTTTCAACAATAGGTAGAAAGTTACGGTGATAATACTGAAGTACATCCCCATATAGTGGTCCAAGTGATTTCATATTAAGTGGCCGCGAAAGCGCCACCATCTCCATACATATAAGAATCAAATGATTTAACCTCGTTCATTTGAACCCTTTGATCTCTTGGCATTCCTGCAGGATCAGCTAGTCCCATTTTAGGCCATTTATTAAGCCCAGAAGATTCTAAGAACTGACCTGGAGATTCTGCAAGAACAAAACCCTCCCACAAGTACGATGGAACATCGTAATAATTCCACCAAGTTCCGTCCCAAAAAATAACAGTTAACGTTTGTGTGCTTGCATCGTAACCAGCTTTTAAAGTTCTTGGTCGTTTTGGGTTAGAGGACCTTGTGGCTCTTAAGTTATATGTGCTTATAACTTTGTACTTTGTTTTTATTTCTTCTTTTTTTACCTTAGATGAGGGATTAAACAAGTACTCATCAAGAGTAGGTAGGGTAGATTTTGCAGCGGGTTGACCAATGTTGTACCCACCAAGGAGTACGTCAACACTGGGTACCTGGGCTCTTTTTCTTGCCATTACTCGTCCTTACAGGTATGGTCGCCTGTCTTATGCTCTAAAACTCGCTCATGACATTCTGAACAAGTTAGTACACGGGCGCCTTTAAAGTTATTTTGAGCAGTTGACCCAATAGGAAAATTACTTCCGTCTTCAGGTACTTCTGACTCGTACTCAATATTAATTTTAGACTCTCTAAATATCTCTTGTGGAAACGGTCCAGACGGACTCATAACTTGTTTAGGTATTGGGTGTACCTGAACCGCTTTCACACGAGTAGTTTTCATTACTAAGCTTTTGGTTCTTCTTTTGGAGTCTCTACTGATTTAATCAGTGGAAAGTGCCCGGCCTTTGCTCGTTCCTGTAAATGCTTTGGCAAGCAGGTATTACAGTAGTCCAAAGGATTAACTCCTGGGTCAGCGACAGAGAACGCCGCTTTTGTATCGCAGTTACAACATTTCATTTGGTTCCTCCTTATTTAAGTGTACAACAAAAAAGGGAGCAGCACATAGCTGCTCCCCTAGTTGTAGGTCTTTATTTCTTCTTTGACGCTTTTTTAGCCACGGAGGCTTCTACTGCAAGTTTCTTAGTGATTTCCGCAAGACCGATTGTTGCTACTCGGCCAAACGCTGGGTCCATCTTATTAACATAGCGAAGTGCTACTGGGATTAAAGATGCCCATAGAGCATTGGCTACTAGTAGCCAATCACCTGAAGCAAAATCTAAAGGTGTTGCTGCTCCGCTTGTCTGCATGACAATCATTACTGCACCGATAACCTGACCAAGCAAGTTACGTGCGTAGGATTCAATCATTGCTTTATTCATTTTTCTCCTTCTTCTACGTGCTGGTCGAAACGACCCTCAAGTCTTGACAATGATACACGAACTTCAACCATGTCCACCGCAATTCCATTAATGGCGTCTTTTAAGGATGATCCGCCGTTGGGCTTGAGTTCTGACAGGTAGTGTTTGATTGTCCAACGGATACCTATAATTACAGCGGCTCCTACGCCTAATATCGTAGATGATAAAGCTGCCCAGTCTTGTACGCTCAAGATGTATCCGTTCAATAGGTGTGATGTATATCATAGAATGGTAACAATAATAATACCGCGTTTAATTAAAATATTATTAAATATTTATGCGTAAACTCGCGTTTAGATGTATTTATCAATAAAAATTGCGAGTTCAACTTGACACCCTATGTAACTCTGGTGTTTCCTAGAACATGACAGGGCCACTCACAAGGTGGCTTTCGCCAACTGAGAGGAGCAGAAATGCTTAATATCAGAAAAGATAATCTAAAAAAGATAGCGGTATTTGCAATATACGGCTTGGTAGCTGGAGCACTTCCTTATGCGATTGCTAACGCAGTCGCTGAGGAGCCAGTACAAGTTGTAGAGCAAGTTCCTGTGGACCCGCTGGAGAAGTACAAAGGAGCAACAAAGTTGTCGGACACTGATTTAGTAGGACTGCTTAGCGCGGTTGGTTTTGAGGGAACAGCCCTCAAGGTCGCCTATGCGGTAGCTAAAAAAGAGTCTAACGGCCGCCCCTTAGCCCACAACGGAAACCAAACTACAGGTGACAATTCTTACGGAATATTCCAAATCAACATGATTGCTGATCTTGGGCCTACCCGCCTAGAAAAGTTTAACCTCAAATCAAACACTCAACTCTTCGACCCAGTCATTAACGCAAAAATTGCGTTCTTTATGACTAGAGGTGGCGAAGACTGGTCCTCCTGGAGAATCGTTCCAGGCCAGCACAATGGAGAAAGATACCAGCAGTATCTAAAGGAGTTTGCTGGACTACACTAATCATTTAAACCAAAAAGCCCCCAGCCAATGGCTGGGGGCTTTCTGTTTGTGTTGAGATTATGAAGCTGTTGCGAACGGTGTGATTGTAATTGTTGCTGTTGAAAGCACTGAAGCTGTTCCAGCTGCAACTGATTGTGTCTTGATTGTTCCAGCAACACCAGAAACAACACCAGCAAGACTTGTTAGAGCCTGAACTGTTGTGGCTGTTCCAGTTACTGTGAATACGTTTGCGCTTGTAACAGCAAGAACTGTCCAAGCACCATTTACGCCATCGCCACCAGAGATGTCAGAAACTGTTACCTTGTTACCTGCAACAAAGCCGTGGCTTGCTGCTGTAATTGAGATAACTGCTGAACCTGCTGTACGGGCTGCTGCTGTAATAGTTTTACCGACGTTAGATGCTGCTGAAGCTGTTGTAATTGAAGCTGCTTCGTAACCAGCATCCTTGAGCTCGTCAAGGGCTAGTGCTGTTGTCTCACCAAGTACTGAAGGTACGTTGATGAATGTGATTCCAGCGCCATCGTATGCTGTTAGAGCATTTGTTGCTTCTACCTTGCCGTACCACTGTCCTGTAATTTCACCAGCGTTTGCTGCGTTAGTTACTGTGAACTTTAGTGCGTCTGCTGTAGCAACTGTTGCTGCTGATAGGTTGTAAGCTGAAGCTGTAAGACCTGTAATGTTTACAGAGTCTCCAACTGCAAGCTTGTTCTGTGCTGTGTAAGTAACAGTTGTGCCGTTACCTGAAGCTGCTGTAACTTTGAAGTTACCTACGCCTGGTGTAAATGCTGGGTAGTTGTTCCATTCAGCTTCTGCAACTGTGTGATTGTTAGTAGTTGCAGCTGTTAGACGTGCGCTTGGGTAGGTTGTGTAACCAGACCAATCATAATTTTGAGTGTAATCGTTTGCAACTGCTACAACAGCAGTTCCATCTGTACGCTCATCATTTGGTTGCATAGGGAAGTTACCCCATACAAAATCAGGCGCTACGTTGCCTGCAGAGTCAGTGCGGTTACCGACGTTGTTAGTTCCAGCTGCGGTGCCAGCGATAGCAATGGCGTAAGCGCCAGTAGCCTGTTCTGCACCCACTGGAAGTGGTGAGTTATAACTTGACATTAAAAGTACCTATTTTCTCTAGAGTGGTAATGACGCCTGATATCGGGGGCGCTGTCCACTATTCTCCAAGAGGATTAAGGATTTGTCAGGCTTTACGTTAGTTTGAAGATTCTCCGTTAGGACCTTTACCGGGGCGACTATAAGTCCCGATACTAGGTGTCTCATTCTTAGTTAAGTAGATTTTGCGTATTCCAAATCTACTGTCTCTAATTGTGACGGGCTTAAACTTTGCGTCAGCGTCAAACGTTTTTTTTCTCATGGTACAGAGTTACTCCATTGAATAGCGTGAGTTTCTTGCCCTTGAGTAGCGCCCCAAGCACGAGTAAGAGAGTCGCGGAACTCTCGGTCACTAGGTTTATCTAAAGTTTTTTGATTTTTTTCAGGGGGCCACTTAGCGTTGACGTAAGGAATTAGTGGAATCATACGCGGTTGCCAGACTTATCTAACAAGCTTTCTTATTAGAAGACTGGTGGTGGTGATTTAGGCGCTGAATCATAATTAACTGCTCCCTGCCCTGCTGGAGTTCCACCTTTTTGTGGGCCTTGGAATTGTCGACCTCTAGCTGTTTTATCTGGAGATGACGCAGCAGATCGTGCATAGGCTCTTGTGTAAGCAGCATTCAATGGCTTACCTTCTCCATCGTCGTTAGCTTCTTCTGCAGTATAAAAACCTTTTCTAACAGCATCTTCTACTTCGCGCTTTGTTACTCTACTTTTTCTAACTGGTGGGGTACCAGTTCCTCCAGGAGGTGGAGGAGTGCCTCCAGGAGGTGGAGGAGGAGGAGTACCAGTATCAGTAGGCTTGTCTGGAGCAAACCTTGGGTCATACCCAAATTTTTTATTTATTAGGTCAGCACTAGTTGCGTGTGGAACCGCGTCAGCGTACCTCTTACCTTGATCAATTCCACGTTCAGCAGTCCAGTCTGCTTGCTGCACGTTAGCGTCAATACGAGATGAGTCACGATTAAAAGCCAAAGCATTATTTTGATTTTGAAGCCAAGCACCGTGAGACATTTCATCACGACGCAATTGGCTGTACTGGCGCATTTGTCGACCGGTCATGCCGCTACCGCGGCGACCCATCCCGCCCATCCCGCCCATTCTGCCAAAAGCATTATCGCCTACTCCTGAAGAGTTTGGTCCGTCGTATGATGATGGCATATTTATATTGTTCCTGTTCTATTTAGGAAAGTCTGTCTAAACTTGGACGAAAATCTCCGCTAATTGGGTCAACAAAATCTTCCCAGCTAAATACTGGTTCTCTGTCACATGTTCCATCAGCGTAAGCCATAGTCTGATTCTAGATGTTTTTCTTCACACATACGGGCTAAATCAGGAACAACATATCTTTTATTGCACAAAGCGCATGTATAGCGCTTTATGCGTTCAGCATCATCCACTACTTACCGCAGGTTGGACACTTAACTGCTGCTGGAGCTGCTACTCCCGCTGCTTTGAACTTAGGTCGACCAAAGCCAACGATTGAAATCATTACCTTTTTAGGGTTCTTCTTATAGGCGCGAAGCTTTTTAGAAACTTGTCCGCCATTTCTTTGGCTTCCCTTGTCATCTGGGCTGGTATTTCCTTCGATACACCAAACTGTGCCGTCGCCATTGTCTTTAATAACAATTCCTACGTGAGAAATTCTATCGACGCCATCTGCGGGGAAATCAAAATACGCAATATCTCCAGCATCTGGGTCAGCAATGTCTCCGTCAACCCATGCCCCAGCTTTTTTAAAAGCTGTTGCTCCGCCAGGTGTGTAAACAGTATTAGGAACCTTTACACCAGCTTCGTTAGCGCACCAGTTAATAAAAGAACCACACCAGGGTTGAAAGTTAGCCTTGGCGTACTTTCCGTATTTTGTTTCGTTGTCTTTAGGGCCTTCAATAGTTCCTAGCTCTGCTGTAGCAACTTCAATAAGACGGGCTGCTGTTCCTTGGTCTGCCATTATTTGTTCCAATCTTCATCTACTGGGTGTTCTTCTGGAACCTCACCGTCGTGCTTAGTGCCAGATGAAATTACAATATCAGTTCCGTTTTGCTTAGCTTCTACTTTTAAATCAGCCTCTGTCTTAGAGTTAACATCAACTGCTGCAAACGCTGCGTTAATTTCGCCTAAGTCAAGTTTGCC